GGTTGACGGTGCGGTCAGCGGAGAAGCCAACCCACGGGTTGGACTTGATCTGTGCGGCATTGCGTTCGTCGTCGGGGTTGACGATCAGCAGGTTGTGCGTGAAGTTCCACGGCACGTTCTGATCGTTGACGAACTTGCGGCCAGCAGCGCGGACGGTGTTGAAGTTGTCGGGGGTCAGGCTCTTGCTGTTGGTGTTGCTCTGCACGGTGGTGTACTTGCCGCCGCTGTCAACGTGCGAAGCGGAGAATAAAGCGAGGCCATCGTAGCCGGCGGGGTAGGTCGTGGTGACGTTGCCCTTATCGAGCATGTCGAAGCACAGGCGGTTCATGTCGATCATGAAGTTCTCGCCCGCTGCACGGACCTTGTTGTTCAGGGTGCCGGTTTGGTCGTCCTGAATCGCGTTCCAAGAAATCGGAACGGTGATTTCCCAGGGCAGGGAGTTGATCTTCATGGTCTTTTCGATGAAGTCTTGCTGTTCACGTCTGCCCTTTGCGGAAACAGGCATAGGCGCGCCGCCCAGGTCAACCAGCGTCAATTCTTTGCTGGTCATGTTTACGGTGGTGGCAAAGCGCTTGTAATCGGAAGGCGCGTCCAGGTCAATCGCGGCCAGGAAGCCCGTGCGAGCGCCAATCACCATGAAATCGGGAACGTTCGTGGTAATAGTCATTTGTCATTTTCCTTTACGGGACATCCAACACGGCGGGGGCGACCAACTCGATCCAGGCATACCCGTTGTAGACATCGAACAGGGTGCCGATCTTCGGGTAAGCGCCATTGGAGGCGGAGAGCGTCAGCCCGGTAGCGGTGAACGCAGAGACGTACACGGTCTTGCCCAGGTCGGCCACGGTGAAGACGGTCGACGGGATGCCGATGATTTCCGGGTAGCCGTGAACGGTCACGCGCTGTGCAGCGCCGCCCGTGGTCGTTGTGACTTTGCCGGCCGCAATGCCAACGAAGACGTCACCGTCAACGCAGGTCACGCCATCGGCGGTCACGAGGTTGGTGGTGTCGACGCTCTGGTCGATGATGACGGGCGCGCCTTTGTAGATGGTCTGCCCAGCCACAACGGAGGCCGGATAGTCGCGGGTGAACTCGTCACCCAGCACACGGATGCTGATATCGTTTGCAAGCGTGGTCATTATTTGCCTTCCTTCTTCGGCTCATAGGCCGACAGGTCGAATTGTTCGGCTTTGCCGATCTCGGGATTGACGGAGAAAAACTCATCGGCAGTCTTCCCGCCCTTGACCCACTCCTTCAGGAGCTGGACATACTGCGCGGGGACGGCTTCTTTGTTGTCGGTGAAATCGTGGCCGTGGCCCAACTCCACAAACTTGACGGCCTTTGCCTCGAGCATCGCCATGATCTCGGCGGCTTGCGCTTCCGGCATAGCCAGCAGGGTGGCAACCATTTTGTCTTTGGGATAAGCGAGACCGTAGCCCTTGCCAGTTTCGCCGCCGGTCATCTTTGCGGCAAAGTCTTCAATTTGGCCCTTGCGTTCGGCCTGCTTGGCGAGTTCAGCAGCGCGCTGATTGACGCGCTCTTCGATCAATGCGACGGCCTCGGGTGAAGCCATCAGATCGGCAGTGGTTGGTGTTGCACCGTTAGCCATATCGCTTGCTCCTTGTTCGTTTTTTCCGTTATCGGGCGTCGGTTTCTGCCCGGTGAAACGCTGCAAAAGCTTGGTCAAATCCTTTACAAAAGCGGATTGTTCAACCATTTGGGGCTGCTCCTGATAAGTGATTTTCAAGCCCACCCATTCGGGGCGGGGGGTGAATACAACTTCGCCGGTCGTGCCATCAACGGTATAACCGACCTTGTATAAATCGTCTCCGTCATACGAGACGGCAACCAAGTAATCATCGTAGACCTCTGGGGATGACGGCCACTGAAAGACACGGAAATAAGCGTCTTCATCCACTATGTTCATCATGTCCATACATCCGAATTGCTCGTGGAACTCATCGCACACGCCGGCGACAATTGAGCCCATACTATCGCTGATTGCGAACGCCTGGATATTGGCGGACAATTCGGTGGGGCGTAGCATCATACGATACTGGCTGTCGCGGCTGGCTGGGCTGTTGGTCATGGATCCGCCCAAGATAACTTTTTGCTCAGGGTCGAAACTGGGAGAGAAAAAGCGCCGGATGTTGCCGCCGATCAGATCAGCGCCTATCTGTGTCCAGCGCACTGCAAAGCGCAGGATGCTGCGGGATGGGTCACGCTCCACGCCGACAATCCAGCCCGCGCCGCCCTTGTGGTCGTGCCCGTCCTGGTCAATCGGCAGGCCAACGATATTACCGTTGCTGTCTTTCGTGCTATCGAGCACGCTCTGAGTATGGGCGATGTACTCCCCAAACTCCGCCGCGTTGATCGTGATGCGCTTCCCGCTCATGGAGACGAATGAGCCGGGGGCCATACCGTCAATCGTTGCGACGGTATCAGGCGCACCCGAAGCAAGCTCCACAAACATGACGTTGCTAATCTCTTTTACTTTACGCGGCATTGTATTGGCTCCTGAAAACAAAAAGCGGTGTCCGCTGGTCCTGAGACCAAACGGGCACCGCTTGCGCGTTTCCTGTTATTGTGCGGGCCGCACGAATGCGTACCGCTATGTCAAGATACTACCACAACTATCAATCTTCAACAAGGGTAATTGGCGCAGGGTATCTTTCTGTGCGTGTGGCGTGCGGTTTCAATCCATACGCCCGCTCAATTGCGGCGACCTGCTCCAGCAGCGCGGCGCGTTCTTCCTGCAACGCCAAAGCCCGCTTGATAAGCGCGGCCCGCTGGGTTATCCAAAACTCGCGTTCAGCGTCAAGCATTCGCTACCTTTTGGAGACGCCCCAGTCGCGCCAGAACCATGCGCCCATAGACCAGCGCGGTGGTGGCGGTTTTGGCAATGCGCCTGGAGTAGCGCTCTGCGCCCATCACGACAAAACGCGCGCGGTAGAACTTTTTACCATCGCGCAGTTTGCCTTTTCCGTACCCATCGGCAATGACAGCGGTCGTGGACGTAGTTTCTGGTGTAGCCACAGCATTGTAAGTGTTCATAATGTATACATCGCTCCTTCGTCGTCTCTGAGAAAATGGTGACAGTGCTTCCAGTTCCCGCATTCATAGTTATCGTTTCCGGGCCGCGGGACAAGCCCGTGCGATTCCCACCATGAAGCGCGATGGCGCTGGCCCTTCATGCGCTGGCAATCCGCGCAACTCTCCGCGCCGTCGTCGCCGTCGAACGTCAGCATCTTGTTGCCCGCTGACAAAACTTTGATCCTGCCATACAGCCCGTCCAGGCCGTCGGCATACCCATCAGCGCGGGCAGTGGCGAATGCGTGATACTGCTGGTCGGTGTTATCGTCATTTCGCGCAAACGCCTTTACGGTCGTCACTAGGTCGTCGATCGCGCCCGTCTGCTGGTCAAGCATGGCCTGGTAAACTTCCTGAACGTCTTTTTCTAGCGGCAGCCGATTGCCACCGTCCTGCCAGGCCGTCTCTGCCGCATCAAGGAATGCTGTAGTGATGGCCTTCTTCATGGCGTAGCGGAAACCGCTCATGTCGTTCTGCCCAGCCGCACCATACACCGCAGAATAGACGCTGTACCATAGGTCGGAGCGGGTCGAGGAATAGTTACCAAGCCCCAGTTCTACCAGGATTTTAGCAGTCAGTTCAACGGCGGGCGCGGGCATGGTTTTCTTCCTGCATGAGCAGCTGTGCCAATTGCGCCCGGTGCGAGAACTCGCCCGGCTTGGGCTGCTCTTCCGCGCCGCCATCAGCCGGAGGTTGGTTCTCATCCGTTGCGTCTGGTGGCGGGGTTGGTTCTTCGGTCGTGTCCGGCACGGTCTCAGGGAGGAAGCCGCTGCGCTGGCGGACGGCCTTGTTGTCGTCATCGCTCACGGCAAACACGCCGCTGAACGCGGTGATAAACTGGCTCAATTCGGTCAGCGCGTAATCTTTCGAAACTTCAGTAAAGCGGATTGAGTGCAGGCCTTGCGACTGCGGGAAGCTGGCTTTATTCCAGTTCCACAGGCGACGGAATGCCTGATTGTAGAACTGGCCGGCGAAGCCTTCCATCATGCTATTGAAGTTGACGACGCCCAGCTGCGACACGTCGCCGGTCGCGGCCCGGCTGCCGCCATTGGTCATGCTATTGAGCCCGAGGAATGACATCATGTAGACGGTCAGCATCAGCACGCTGTAGTGTTTGATCGCGTCAAGGATCGTGGCGGCTGCGGCAAATGGCGTATCCTTTACGGCACCCACAACGCCGTTGGGCCAGACTGCATAATTTCCAGCCTGCGCGCTCAAAATGGCGCGGGCCGCATCGCTGATATTTTTCAGGTCCGTAGCGCCAAACGCTCCCGGCGTGCTCTTGGTAATGTCCAGATACCCAGCGCTGTGCTCGAAGCCAATCCCCTGCACTACCTCCAACCCGAAGCGCAAACGCTCCAAGCGCCAAACGGCCTCGAGTGGTGACAGGCCTTCGGGGTTGTTGGGATCTCCGAACGTCATATGTAGCGATTCGTTGAGCGGGATAGCCACAGGGGTAAACGCGGGCCAGTCGCGCTGGATCATGCCCGTTAGGTGCTTGCGGGTGTCGAACTCCCAGCGGTAGAAGGACGACGGGGAGCGAAACGCCAGGCGGCGGAAGCCAATCAGGCCATCGTCAAATCGAGAGCGCCACGGGTCTGGACTTTTATCGTCCACTGTCGGAGGTACCCACTTCGAGCTACGGATACCCGGCACGACTTCCCACCATCCCCAGCCGTAGAACGGCACGTTGGCAACCATCGTCTCTTTGAAGCGGTCAAGGCCGCCCTCTAAGTCCTGGTTCATGCACTGATAGAAAAACTCTTGAAATTTCTTGTCATCGTCGTTCGCATCTTCGGGCAAGTCACAGATCATGTCTGTGCCACGCGCCCAAGTCGTGAACGCCTGGCGCACCACTACCATCTCCGGGGTGCTGCGAATCAAGCGGCGATATAGCGGCTCTACGGTCGGCCAGGTGAGTTGTGTATTGTAGGCCTCGGTAACGAAGCCCGCAAACGCACGCAGGCCGGATGTGCCGCGCTCGTAGAGCATGATCTGAGTACCGTCATCCGTGGTCGCTGGCTGCGCTACGCCTGGATTGGCGTTGTTCAGCGTGCTATGCGCCCCGAGTGGAGACAGGGACGGCATGGGCGCGGCTTCCAAGTTCACTGTTTTTGTTGCGTGTCGTTTACGTGTCATTGATTACCTTCCAGCCAGGGCGGGGTAAAATCGCCGCCTCCGATCTGCCACGGGTTATTATACTCCTCAACCTGTCCAGCGCCAGTGCTTTCTCCCCAGTCAATCTCGATCTCCACCAGCTCATTGAACGCCCCGCTGGCGCTGTCTGGTATGTCGTCGTGCGGCAACTCGGGGAAGCCGTGCATCTGGACAAGCCACATCTCATTCCATGCGCCCTCAACGATTTTGACATTTCCCGCTAGTGCCTGGGCACTGAAAGCTTTAGCGCGTGTCACTTTGTCGCCCTGCGGCTCTACGCCAACCACATCGTAGCCGGCCAGCATCGTTACATTGTGTACACTGTCCCGCTTTCCACTTGCGCCGCCCTCGCGCTCAAAGCGCACTGCTACCTGCTTGCCATCCTGGCCCGCCAGGTTCTTGATTTGCGTGTCCGTTTGCGCTGGGTCGATCTGGTCAGCGGTCGCATCCAGAATGTAGTAAATACCGCCCGTCTTTTGCATCTTCGTGCTGGCGGTATAGTCGGGATCGTTCTTTTTCTTCCCGCCTATTTTCTTCTCAGTGGCGGCCAGATCCCAAAAACGCACAATCGAACCATTGGCGGGCGCGGCCGGAACAATCTGGAACCAGGCTCGATTGAATACCTTGCCCGCCGTCGGCTGTATCTTCCAGTTGCCGCCGCGCTTTGCGTCACCCAACAGCCGCTCGCGGTCTACCAGGTCTTGCGCCTGAAGGTTGGAGAGATAGCCGGGGTCTTTAGCCAGCAAAATCTTATTGTCAAAGATTGTCGATACGATGAACGTAACAGACTTTGGCAGACTGCCGGGGAATCGGTCTATCAACTCTTGCGCCGTGTCTGCCCAGTGCGTCACATCCTGCAGGCGCACAAAATAACGCAATCTCCCAACACGGGATAAATCGGCGTAGCCATCATCCGCAATCCACCACGCCAGGAAGTCAGCCAACCAGCCCGGCTCCGGGTTACAGGTTGCGCGAATGTAGCCACGAACGCCCGACATGGAGCGGTTGCGGCTCATCATGTAGAAGAACTGCTTGGCCGTGAACGTCTCTAACTGATCGAAGCCGATCAGCGGGATTTGAGCGCTACGCCAGCTCTGTAAATCCGTATCATACTGGATAGCGCCAAAACCAATCTTCGCCCCACTCGCAAACTTGAAGGCGTGCTCATTCTGGTTTGGCACGGCGCCCAACAGCGGGTACATATCCCCGGCCTCATCCCATATACCGCCCTCTCGGGTCAACTCGGGGACGGTGCGGCGGAAGATGACCGCGCCAAACTTCGGGTTGTTGATGTGCCGCAACGGCTCAAGCAGCAGCCCCCAGGTTTTTCCACCGCCGGCCGCCCCGCCGAATATAACAATATCGGCAGACGAGGAAAGGAACTGCTCCTGTCTGCCGGGCTGGGGGCGCAACTCAATAACGCTATTCTCCGCCATCGTCTTCCCGTTTGTTCTCTGGCATGTACAGATGGACTTCTAGGGGGAGCGCCTTGCCATCGCTGGTCAAGTCTACGTGATCCGTGAAGAGTTTATGTTGCTTGCCCAATTTCTCCAGTGCGTCCTTCGCGTCGTATAACTCAACCTTTACCCACTCGTCTTCCCACTCTTGCGCGTTCTCCCCGCTACCTTCCCAGCGCCGGGTGCGCTTGCTCTCAATCTTCTTTATGAGATAAAGGTAGTCCTGCGCTTCGGGGTCCGAAAAGTCGAAGTATACAAAGCCTTCGCCCGTGATGCGGATAAACGGCTTGAGGCTGGCCGTCGCCATGTCCGACATGCGCCGCAGAATTTCGGCAGGCTTGATGGTTAGTTCAGCCATGCGGGCGTCAATGTACGCCGCAATGTCATGGTTTGTCATAAGTGCAGAGCCACCGCGCCGCGCCGTCTCTCTAGTCGCCTTTGGGTACGCCTCTTGATAAGCATCCGTCCTGTTGAGACAGCGCAAATAAGCCTCGGCAAAAACTAAGTGTTGTTCACTTAGTTTTGGGAGCGTAGAGGGGGTTTGCTCTGCTGTGTTTGTCATTCGTTTTTATGTTTTCCGCTGGCGATAGGTCGGGGAGTTCCGTAATTACTATGTGAAGGCGCTTGCCGGTCATGCTCGACATACGCAACGCGCCGGGGGACTGATTGAGTGCTATGGATAACTTGATTTGCATTTCATCCCCCGTCCCGCTTATTAGGATAGCGGAAGTCACCGGGGGAAGATAGGCATCAAACTCTACAACGATTGGAACGCGTTTCTTTGTCATGTCACCCCTCATTATACAACAAAACAACATGTGTTGCCTATCGCGTTTCTCCCGTCCATGCCTTCCCATTGCGCGGCCATATCTCGACCGCTTCCCGCACGTCCGATGTCTCGGCGCGGTAGTTCGGCTGGTAGGATGCGGCGAGGAATAGACGAAGCGCCTTGTATCCGCCAGTCAGTTGCATGGCGGCGAAGAAGCCGTTGCGATTGAACGCAGACGTGCCATGGAGCGGGTCGCCGTCGCTCATTTCGTCACCCTTCTCGCGTCTGCTCGCGTATGGCTGCTGCTGTGTCCCGCCATGCGCTTCTGTTGGATGAAATCGCTGTCCGCCGGGTCGGTCTTGTACTCACAGCGGGAGCACTTGAATAAACCTTCGCTGCTTGCTAATATCGGCTCCGCTGCGGCCGCTGGCTTCGTTGCCTTCGCTGGCCGCTTTAGCGCGTCGTTGATGCGCCGTTGCGCTAGCGACTTGAGCGAGATAAGCAGCGGGTACTTATGCTGCGCCCCCGCTGGCAATCTATCTACAGCGCCCTGGAGCGACCCTAGCGCCGCTGACGCAACGGTTGGGAACGCTCCGTAGACCAGCGCGCCGAATTGCAAAACCGGGACACTTCCTCCTGGTAACGCCAGCCACACGTCAAGCAAGTTGAAGCCGCCGTCAACAATGACGAATAACAGCATCCACGCGCCTGCTTGCCTGCGCACCTGGTCAGACTGGCGACGGCGTTTCGGGTCATCGCTGGTCACGTGCTCGCGGGTAAAGTAAGCTGACGCCCATACGCCGAGAGCGATGACAAGCGAGAACGCCCAGGCAATGACCGGCCAGGCGTGCATGTAGACGATACCGAAATCAGCCACGCGCGGCACGGTGCAGGTCAGAATTATAGCGGTCAGGTAGGTCGGGAGTTTACGCATTAGGGCCTTCCACTGGATTAGCCAAACTCCAGGCAATTGACGCCAGCGCCAGGCACGCGGAAATCGCCATGATGAAGTACGCTGCGCTCCGGTCCAATATAATCAGGGTAATGAGAGTTGACGCGACAAAACACACCGACATAAAAGCCAAGTATCTGCTCATTTTTCGACCTTTCCGGGCGTCTCCGCCCACCCCCCTAGCGTAGTTATGATCGTTATTGTTGCAAACATAACCAATAGGGGGCTATTTTTGGCCATCTGGCGGGACGGGGGAGGAGGATGCTGCCATCCAATCATGGCAGAACTCTTTTCCGCTCTTGGATAGACTTCCCGCGCCATCCGCGCCCAGCAAGATATATTCTTTCTTCTTGAGCCAATCACGCACGGGGTTGTACTGACTGTACGACCCATACACTCCCGCGCCAACCACGGCCACGGAACCAAGCGGGCTGCCACTCAGGGCATACCGGCAAAACTCGCCAAACTTCGCGGGATCTCCCGGCGGCACCGTGTCTAGGTCGTACACGCCAGGCGCTACCGTGTTGACCGCGCGCTCTACTGGCTCGGGCGGGATCGGCTGCCAGCCGTCCGCTACGTTGACGTCGACCGGCTGCCTCAGCTTTGCGACGCTCCACGCAACGGCCACCAACACAGCGGCCAGCGCAATCAGCGCCGCGATCCCGTTGAATACAAAGCCCGTCACCTCGTGTGCCTGCGTGAACGTCGCTGCCGTCATCGCCGCAATTATCGTCGGCGCCGCAATCGCCATTGCTTCCCCGTCCGCCGTGCGCGTCGCTTCGATCACAGCCTGCGTGGCCCGGATGCTCTGAGACGTGGCCCCCGCTGCCCGGTTGCTCTCGTCGCTGGTCAGCGCCAGGCCGAACGCTGCCTGCGTGCGCGTCGCTGCGGCCTCGCTGGCGGTCGCTGCGATCTGGACGGCCTGGAGCCGGGTATAGTCGCTGGTCGCCTGTGCCGCGTTGGTCGTGGCCTGGTAGTCAACCGTCGGGCTGGGCGTCTCGGTCGGCGTGACAAACTGCGTCGCGGTCAGCAGCACGGGCGAGGCCTGCGGGCTGGAAAGCGGCACCGATGCGCCGGCGGTCACGGGGGCGCAGGAGGCGCAGAGAAGGAGCAGGGAGAGAGTTAAGTAGCGGGTCATTCTTCCCAGGGGTTTTCGCCGCACAATTCAACATAAATTCCCTTGATTTGTGCCGACCATTCAGGCAAGCGGTATTTGATCTGCTCGAGGTGCATCGCGGGCGGTAGCGGCAATTCAGTAGCCGCCATGATATTGTCAATGCTATCTGCAATTTTCCCCAGCGCATCCAACAACTCATCACTTGGTTCTTTGCGCATCATCTCATCTCCTCGCCGCTGTGCGGCTACTGTGCTAGATACCACTCGGTTATATTTTGCGCGTCATCGAAGCCGTTCATGGCGACCGCCGTAAAGTATCCGCGTTTCTCAGCCTCGGCAAGAAACCACTTCTGATTGTCGCTTAGTTTCCCGCCGCGCTGCTTCATTTCCACGAACATCCCCTTGAACTCACCGCGCGGTTCTGCAATGAACAGGTCGGCGACGCCAGGCAACAATCCTTCACCTTTGAGCTTGTTCATTTGCCCAGCGCGCTGGCCCGCGTCACCAGCCAGCCATCCGCCGTTTGGAATAGAGAAGTACAGCACATCTGGATACTGTACGTTCATCCAATCACAAAATGCGGCTTGCTCTGCGTGTTCTGTCATTGTTCTCCAAAGTGATGGGCGGCTAGTCCTATCTCATGCCGTGCCAGGTAGCGATAATCCCAGCCGCCCATCTGTTGCCTGCGCCGCTCGGTGCCAGCTTAGTGGCTTGTGTCCCGATAGACACGGCGCAGGCTTTCTAAAGTGGCAGTGCATCGCTTTCGCTTCTTGGTACACGCTATCGCGCGCCAGTCTCGCCGCCGCCACTGCTCACGGCCCGGAGGCCGGTATCGCCTAGAAATCAACCGCCTCTTCCCGTGTGATGAAATAGTGGATGCCGTGCGAGCATTCGCCCCATCTGTTCTCGTCCCACGAGTCGGGTACAAGCGTAGCGCCGACGCGATACGGAAATGCTTTATCCCGTTTCGACCAGGCCACGGTATCAGCAGGGAGCGCTTCGCCCGTGACAGTCTCGAGAGCGATGACAATAGCGCTCGACGCGCGGCACTTACGGCCCGTAGAGTTGCTGCGTTTTGCATCGGCGGGGATCACGAGCCGTGCAATCGCACTTCCGCCCGAGGTATTGACTTTCTTCCATGCGGTGAACTCGCCGGTATCCGGTGAGATTTTCGTCATTGCAACCATGAGATCAGATAAGTTTATGGCGGAGCGCAGGTTGGCGGAGCTCAGGTTGGCGTAGCGCAGGTCGGCGGAGCGCAGGTTGGCGGAGCTCAGGTTGGCGTAGCGCAGGTCGGCGGAGCGCAGGTTGGCGGAGCTCAGGTTGGCGGAGCGCAGGTTGGCGTAGCGCAGGTCGGCGGAGATCAGGTTGGCGTAGCTCAGGTTGGCGTAGCTCAGGTTGGCGTAGCTCAGGTCGGAGCGCAGGTTGGCGTAGCGCAGGTCGGCGGAGATCAGGTTGGCGTAGCTCAGGTTGGCGTAGCTCAGGTTGGCGTAGCTCAGGTCGGCGGAGCTCAGGTTGGCGGAGCTCAGGTTGGCGGAGCTCAGGTTGGCGGAGATCAGGTTGGCGGAGCTCAGGTCGGCGTAGCTCAGGTCGGCGGAGCTCAGGTTGGCGGAGCTCAGGTTGGCGGAGCTCAGGTCGGCACGCACCCCCCCCGGTTCGTTATTGAGCCACTTCTGATGATTTTTCAAGATCGTGGCTAATTTCTTGTTGCCGATTTTGATGTCCTTTATTTCAATCATTGTCTCAACCCTCTCTCTCTTGCGTCCCTTGCGCATCCGGCGCGGCGGGAACGTACAGTTCAGCAGGCGTTACGTCCAGGCCGGCGCAGAGCTTCGAAATCGTCTCCACTCGCACCTGCTGAACGTCGGGGCGCATGAGCATAGAAACAGCCTGGCGGGACATATGAACTTTCCCGGCCACCTGGTTACTATTCAGGCCCTTATTTTGTGCAATGTCTCGCAAAGCAAACTTATATGTGACCATACATAGATCTTACTCTCTATCGGGCGCAGTGTCAAGACCCAATGTCACTTTGCTTATTTGTTGGTAAGACCCCTTGACAAACTAGCCGCCAGGGTATATACTATCTTTGTACTTAGGAAACGCAACCAACCAAACAGGAGATGACAAAATGATCGCAGCAATCGCAATTACAATCGTAGTCGTAATCATCATCACGGCACTGGTATGCCGCGCCCGCAAGCACGACAAGAGCGAATGGACCGCCGAAGAAATCCTGCGCCGGGAGGGATGACAATGAGAGCCAAGAACCCGATGACCGCGAAAGACCCCGCCGCGCTGTACGCCTCGATTGGCCTGTGCTACGAGACCGGGCTACCCATCACAAGCTGCACGTGCGCCCAGCATCGCACAGACTCCCGCACCGTACTCCTGGCCTATGTCAGTCCTGGCCCCCGCGGATACTGCATTGAAATCACGCGCAACGGAACGAAGCGTTATTACACCAACCAGACCAACTACCGCGCCGCCCTGGTCCGCAATCTGACCAAGCCAATGTTATACACTGGCGGCTTGCGCGTCGCAAAGTAATCATGCGCGGCTACCGGCGTACCCATGCGCCGCGACCGGCTACGAGAGCCGGGGCCGCCAATAGCGCAATCCTGCGCGAAACATTCACGAGCCAATCCCACGGGAACGGCACAAGGAGCCACACCATGAACCTGAACGATATGTACCCGAGCACCAGCCTGAAATCCGCCGACTTCGATGAGACGCCCGAGATGGTCCTGACCATCAAAAAGGTGGAGATCCGCGACATCGGCCAGGAAGGCGCGCCGGAACCGAAGCCGGTACTGGCGTTTGACGAGACTGACAAGTCCCTGGTCCTGAACAAGACCAACGCATCTATCATCGGCGCCATGTTCGGAGATAAGAACGTTGACGTGGCCTGGATTGGGAAGAAGATCACCCTGCATGTGGAAATGACCGCATTCCAGGGCAAGCCTACCCCCGGTATCCGTGTCAAGCAGATCAACGAGAAACAGGCCGCCATTGACGCATTCTGGAGCAAGGCCAACGAGATGTTCCTGACGCCTGACGAGGGCCGCGCTGTCCTGAAGGAAAACGGCGGCGACTTCGGCAAGGCCCTGGGCGCGCTCATCAACCAGTAGCACACGGAGCTTTGCAATCAGACACACCGGGCCGCGCATGGTACACGCGGAGAGAGGTATCACATGGACACCACAGCAAAACTTGACGCAATCGCAGAGTACGAAAGCGAGCTTGACCACCTGAACGCCGAGCAGCAGCGGTTACTCGACGAAGCCATGCCCGCCGAAGTCAAAGCACGCATGGCCGAAATCAAGACGGAGTTTGGCGGGAAGGCCGAAGCCGTCGCCGCGAATATCGCCACGCTGAAAGATGAAATCTCTGCCGAGGTCCTGGCGAGCGCCGCGACCATCAAGGGTGCATATTACATGGCCGTCTGGAATAAGGGCCGCACGAGTTGGGATAGCAAGAAGCTGGACGGCATGATGAGCTTCATCCCCCAGATCAAGGACGCGCAGAAAACCGGCGAACCGTCCGTATCGTTCAGGCGCGTGTAACATGCCCCGCGACACAAGCACCCCCGAGGCCGGCTGCATTATCCTGGTGATCTTCGCCCTGCTGCTGATTGCGGCGCTACTGTGCAAGTTTGGCGTTATCGGTGCGGCGCTACCACTGACAGGATGGATCGCATGAACGTCACCACGAACGCCACCGTAATGACCCCGCTAGGCAAGGGCACGGTTCAGGGCAAAGTTATCGGCGGGTGGATGGTACGGCTGCCGATCAACGACACGACGCGGCCACACCTACAGGACGCAAACTGCGACACGCCGCACGCTGGATTTGTTGGCACGTGGACGTTCGCAGAGGATCAACTCACGGAGGCAAAGAAATGAACGACTGGTCAGCAGCACACAGAACGAACCACGAGCGCGCCACAAGAGTACCAACGGTCATGGCAAATCGAGACGGCACGAACGTAGTAGCCGAGCCCATGGCGCAACCGTCGAAACACGAAGCGCGTATCGTCATCTTGCGCCCCGATGTCGTCAAGCGGGCGGAAGAAAATCACGGCAAGTAATCCCCACGCGCGCACCCGCGAAACGGTAGCCGGCCCTGGTGCGGGGGCCGGAGGAGGTAACAGAATGAGAAACACAACGGACGTCGAGGACAAAAGAAAAGCAGACGCGGCGCAGCGGTGGTATAACCTCGTGGGCGAACACCTGCTTTCCGGCACAAAGCAACTCATATACGGTTATATTCATCACTCTAACTTCGAATTTCAGCGCGCACTTGCTTACGATGCGCTAAAAGAGCGGCAATCGTTAGTCCGCGACGTGGACACTCTTCGCGCCGACGCAGCCCGCCTGGCCTCCCGCGTCAATGTGCTAGAAGCGGCGCTGCAACCGTTTGCGCTGCGCGGGACATGGGTAAATAGCAACTTAGATAACACCCCGCTTGACGACGTTGACATCGAATGGGCGCTGACAGTTGGCGACCTGCGCCGCGCTGCTGCCGCCCTCTCCCCGAAGGATGGCGCAGAATGACAACCTACCTCTACCTGGCCGCCCTGGTCTTGGTGGTCATCATTGCCGGCTACGTGGCCGTGACCGTCGTCATCCCCGCGCTGTACTTGCTGTGGCAACTGGCGCGGCGGGCGTGGAAGCGGATGCGAGGCGAGAAATGAGCGATATAACCTGGTACATGTTCTTCGACGATAACGACGACCTTTTGTCGCAGGCAGGCTTCCTGAGCGACGAAGCCGCAGAGATGTGCGCCGAAGCACTGGCGAAGCGATACCATACCCGCGTGACGTATTATCTAGAGTGCGGCGCAATTGAGAAGCCTCCCGCCGAAAACGCTTGACAGGCGGGGAGATATTGCCAGTTGACAGCGGATAAGAAAACGAGTAAGATTGAGTCAATCAGTTTAGGTCTCTTACGAGACAGCCGAATGGCAGCGGCTATAAATACCAGAAAAACGAATCACCCTTTTTCGGGCTTCGCTCTTGTTTTGCTATCCTTCTGGTAGGACTGCCAATCCAAGAGCGGCAAGAGCGATGACCGAAAGAAGGTGATTTTTATTTCATGGGCGCTTACTCTACACTGCACGACGAAACGTATAAACAACTTACCAAACACTTTCCCCAGTTTACTATTCGGGAAAACCTACACCCCGACTGGCTATTGTCCAGTAACCTGACTAGGCTGGAACTTGATTTGTACATCGAAGAAATCAATACGGCCATCGAGGTGCAGGGATTGCAGCACTACGAATTTACGCCACACTTTCACAAAACCTATGCAGACTTTGAGGCACAACAGCGGCGCGACCAGGAAAAGAGAGACCTTTGCTATGGAAGAAAAGTGCGTCTGGTTGAAATCGCCGCATGGATGGATTTGCACATTTTTATAAACGAGCTTCTTGAAAGTCACGACTTACCGATGCTCAAGAAATCCGCCGTTGAGGACGCGGAAGTCAGAAAAGAAATCAAAGCCAAGCGGGCCGCACGAAAAACAAAGCGCAAAGCCAAGAAAAACTTATTCTACTTTCCTCCGCTCCCAGGCTCACAACGGCAACGCGAATATGCCCGACACCAACTCTTTGCCAATCTAATGATGGACGGTCGCTGGGTAGTGTGGGGCGGAGACAGCACCCATATCTTGGCGGGAAGTGGCGAAACATTGCGATGCAATTACAGGTACGCCAAAGAAGACAACGAAAATTTATGCAGCCATATTATCAAGGTGCAAATGGTCTCGGGAACATTCCCAGAACGCAAAAAGGTTCTTAGATCATAACCCGCAGCACCCCGTAACGGGAGAAGGATGGACGCAATGGACGAATGCCCATATTGCAACGCAGTAATCGGTGAACGGCTGATCCGCTACTTTCGCGGCCAGATGCCTGGAACATACTTCGATTACGAATGCCCGGAGTGTCACGGAGTGATGAACGTGGAAGCCGTACCCGTTCCCGAGTTTATTCTGACGTGCCACACTGACCCAGAGTCACAGCCCCGGCCCAGCGGGGGCGCGGAGGGGGAAGCATGAGCATAAAACTGATGTCAGCTATCTTTGAAACAGAAATGCACGACCTGCCATACATCAAAGACGGCGAAGAGCGGAAGGCGAAAGCCAGCACAACCAAGCTGTTACTATTGGCGTTAGCAGATCACGCCAACGACTACGGGGAAAGCTCGTATCCAGGTTACACCCGACTGGAAAAGAAAACATGCCTGAGCAGGCAAGGCATATCCGATACCCTGGAAGCTCTGAAATACAATGGGCTTGTTACCGTATCCGAATCACCATCAAAACTAGGCACGAATGACTACACCATCAACATTCGCAGTTTCCCAGCCATGCGGGACGAAGCCGCAGAACTGCCCGAGGTAGTCAAGCCACTTGACCAGGGTAGTCAAGCCACTTTACTAGGGGTAGTCAAGCCACTTGACCATAACCATCAAGTAACCATCAGTAAAACACCATTGGGCGCTAAAGCGCCGATGCCACTCGATTGGCAAATCGGTCATGGTGTAGAGAAACTTGAACTTCCTACAGAGGATACCGAATGGCAAGCACATGCTGACATAGCCGTTATGAATGTGTGCCGCTACGGGGCAGACCTGGAGCCCATGGCCCATGCCTTTATCGCTACCCGTCGCATCCTGCCGGGGAAGCGTGATTGCAAGGGCTGGGCGCAGGCGTTCCGCGAGATGAAAGCCGGCGGCGCTACCCCCGCCATGGTGCAGAAGGCAATCGAGCAGCTTGTCCACAAAAATATGACTGTGGCCGATCCATGGTCTATCAAAAAAACCGTGATCGCCCTGGCTGCCAGCCCGGCAGTGTACACAGGAGAAAGGAAAGCACATGCGCTGTGAGAGATGCAGGATCGAGACGGTAATATACCGCCAGGTCAACGCGAGCGGCTCAAAGGTGGTCGTAGAGCGTTGCCCGCAGTGCAAGCGTAACCCAAACGCAACGCGAGCGTTTCTACCGCTCAAAGATTACGATTGGGACAGCTTGCCACTATTCGTGGACTACTCCAAGGATGCCGCGCCCTGCGCTTATCGGGGGTGCCATAACCCAGGCAGCGAGTATCACCACATGGCCCCGCGTCATTTGTTCGAGGATGCGGATAACTGGCCCACGGCCTACCTGTGCCACTTTCACCACGACCAGTGGCACAAGCTCACGCAGACCGGCAGCTACATCACGCAGCGGGAGAAGAAATGAACCCCACCCCCCTGGACGCCGCCCTGTTCTATGCGACCGAAAAAGTATGGCCCGTTTTCCCGCTCCTGCCTCGAGATAAGCACCCGCTATTCAAGAGCGCACACGAAGCCGGAAATACCTGCCATGGCGAATGCGGCAAGGTAGGCCATGGCTTCCACGACGCCACAATCGACGCGGACAAGATACGCGCATGGTGGGGGGAGTATCCCACCGCAGGCGTCGGCATTGCGACCGGAAAGAAGAGCGGATTTTGGGCGCTGGATGTGGATACTGCCCATGGAGGCGAAAGCACGCTGGCCGCCTTGCTCGAGCAGCGCGGCACGCTCCCCGAGACGGTTATCCAACAGACTGGCGGAGGCGGGCGTCATATCCTGTTTTCCTATCCGCCCGTAGACATCGGCAACAGTGCCGGCAAGTTGGGCGCAGGGCTGGACACACGCGGGACCGGCGGCTACATTTGCGCAGCTCCTACTATTCACCCCTCGGGCCGCGCTTATCGCTGGATCAACCCCCCGAGCAAGACACTACTCGCGGGCGCGCCCGACTGGATGCTGCACGCGCTTCTTGACAACAAACCCGCGCCCATGGCAACGGGAACGCCCACAAACGGCGCATTTATCACCGGGCAGCGCAACAGCAGCCTGACCAGCCAGGCCGGGGCCATGCGGCGCAAGGGCATGAGCGAGGATGCCATATTTATGGCGCTCCAGGCTGAGAACCTCGCCCGCTGTGTCCCCCCGCTTACAGAGAGCGAAGTGCGCGCCATCGTCTCCAGCGTCATGCGCTACGACCCGACAGCCGCGCCGCAACTCACCAACAAAGACCGGCTGCTGGCTGAATGGGCATTCTGCACTTGCCTATATCTCTACCCCGATGATCTGGTAGATTACCCCGAGATGGTAGCCGGCCTGTTCTCTGAGCAGCGGCTTGCCAAGTTCATGGAGCGGCTACAGAGTGGCGCGCCGGCCGTGACAGCGGCGGCGGACGCTGGGCTCTTGGATGAGTTTGCAAAATACAACGAGTACCTTGTGCCCCGAATGCCCGACTATGCGGCGGCAATCCGCAGCTTTGCGCACTACGAGCAGGTAGCCGCGCTGGGTGGGCAACTCCACCGAGCCGCGCTGAACTCGGACGCCGAGCGGGTAGACCGGCTGCTGATGGACATCAACAAGACGGTAGATGTGTCCCGCAACGATACCGTTTCCATCTCCGAAGTGTCGGATCAGGTAGACGCCGAAATCGAAGCGCGCGTCGCCAACCCCGCGCCCGTGTGGGGCATTCCCTACGCCTGGCCGCGTCTGTCTGAATTGACCGGCGGGAAACAGCCGGGAGAACTGATCCTGCTGGCTGGTGAGCCGAAGGTAGGTAAGTCGTGGTGGGCATTGCAGGACGCCATGCACGCCGCAGTGTACGAGAGTACCCCGGTCATGTACTGGTCGGGCGAGATGCGCCGGCAGCAGGTCGTGCGCCGCTTGTACCAGTTGCTAGGGGTGAACGGGCGCAACATGCGCAGCGGGTCAATGACCGCAGCGGATTGGGAAAGCCTGCGGGACGCAAAGGCGCTGCTGCTCAACTCGCCGCTATACATCGATGACCAGCCGCTACAGCTTGCCAACTTGCGGGCCATCCTGAAGCAGCGCAAGGTAAAGTACGGACTGCGCCAGGTCGTGCTAGATTATGCCTATCTAATCGGGGCGCCCGGCAAGGATGAGAACGAGCGTACCGGGCTTGTATCCCGCGAGGTGAAGCTAATTAGCTCAGAGCTAGATTTATCGATCGTCCTAATCGCGTCGGTCAGCAAGGTCGGTATGGACACGACCAACGATAACGTAGCCAAGAGCAACGTCCGAGGCAGCGGGCAGCAGATCCACGACGCGGATATTATCTACATGCTGACCCACTTTGCAAAAGCCGAAAGCGATAGCGTAGCTCTGAAATACAAGCCCGCCGAATATGAACGGCTCGTTACCTTGCACATCACCGCAGGCAGAGAGTTAGACGAATCGCTACCGGGCGGGCGCTTGCACTTTAGCCGCTTGGGTGGTAGCCCGTTTTTGACTGAAGAAGTGCAGGAACACTACACCGCAAAAGTTATCAGGAATCCCAAACAAGAGGAGATAAAGCCATGGACAGACCAATGAGCACCACAGAGCAGGACGCCCGCGCCGCCTCGCACGCCGCGCTAGTTGACGCGCAGCTCCAGGCGCAGCGCGAGGGACGCTGGGCCGACGCGGCGAAGCTGGCCGCAGAGTTGCAGGCGGAGAGATGAGCACGCCATTTAGGCCAGTCCTGCGTTACCACGGCGGGAAGTGGAAACTGGCGCCGTGGATCATCTCGTACTTTCCTGCGCACCGTGTCTATGTGGAGCCGTTCGGAGGCGGGGCGTCGGTGTTATTGCAAAAAAACCGCAGCTACGCGGAAATATATAACGACCTGGACGGGGAGATTGTCAATCTGTTTCGGGTTCTACGGGATCCGGATAAAAGCACGGACCTGGTGAAATTATTAGAATTGACACCGTTTTCCCGCGAGGAATTCGAGTTATCTTACGTCCCCGCCGATGACGAAATTGAGCAGGCCCGGCGAACTGTAACTAGGAGTTTTATGGGATTTGGAAGCGCCGCCGCATCCGGTCAAAATACCGGTTTCCGCAGTAACTCCAATAGGTCGGGGACGACGCCGGCGCACGACTGGAGAAACTACCCACAAGCACTAGTGCAGGTAATTGAGCGCGTGCGCGGACTGGTTATCGAGCAGCGCCCGGCCGCCGATGTCATCGCACACCACGACACGCCCGAAACGCTTATTTATGCAGATCCTCCCTACCCACTCTCCACCAGGTCCGCAAAACAGCGCGTAAGTTCTGCTTATCGCTACGAACTTCCAGACGATAAGCACCGTGAACTATCCGCGCAGCTCCACCAGATACAAGGTATGGCCATAGTCAGCGGCTACGACTGCGATTTATACCGCGAGTTGTACGCCGATTGGAGACAGATAAACCACATGGCGCACGCGGATGGAGCGCGGGACCGCACCGAGTCGTTGTGGCTCTCACCGAATATCCACACCAATCAGGAGCTTGGGCTATGACCCGCACCTGCCAGTACGTCACCGAAGCCGGGATTACCCGCCACTGTGTCTACGTCTACCCCGACGGCCACACCTGCGGCGCAGAGTTCACGGTCGCCACCACTAGCAACAATCGCAAGTATTGCAAGGAGTGTTCGCAGCGCGCCAACAGAGAGAGCCGGGCAGAGAGCGAGCGGCTACGCTGTGCCCGCCTGCGCAAAACGCCGGCCAAGTCGAACGATACCCGCACCTGGCCCGAGCGCCGCGAGGCGATACGAAACAGCGCCTACGCCGTCAAGCGGGACGCGGCGACGTTTAGTGACCTGGAGCCGGAACGCAGCGGCGTTACCCGCGGTCATCGTTTTTAGCGCCCCACGGGGCGAGAGAGGAACGACAGAATGAATGCAAAATGTCCGATGTGTGGAGAAGAGATGGAGACGGCACCAGAGTCAATCCCCGATCTGGGTTTGATATGCGCTACTGAAGCATGTCCGCTGTATCAAGTGTGGATCATCCCCGAAGATGTCAAGGCCATCGCTGACAAGTTTTCCGCCTCCGCCCGCCAGGGGCGAGAAGATGTAATCGGCTGGCTAGAGAGATGGGAAACAGAGACGTATGTTGACGGCTTTCAGGAAATGCAAGCGGGCGCTCATCAGGCGGCGAAAGAAGCGCGGCATTATTTCGGAATGGAGCCGCAGCCATGATCTGCGTCGGTATCGCCCTGGTCTCCATCTTCGGCGCGCTAGTCGCTGGCTGCATCGGTCGGCTGCTTTGTCGGGCGTTGAATAGCGACATGCGCGGCAAGCAGCACGGGCGCGGGTGGCAGACGGTGAGCCAGATCAACTGGGGAGGCATTACCGACTATGGGCTGGTACACCGTCCACAGGGCACCAGGAAGGGCCACGGCAAACTACCCATACAGAATGACCCGTAGCCGAGATTAGCCGCCTTGTTATACTGCGAAAATCACGAACTCGGGTACTGTAGCGCCAATTCTGGCGTATAATATACAAGACGTCACAAACATTCGAATGGAGACAAATATGGAAAAAATCAAGTCAGTTCTGCAAAGTCGCAAGTTCTGGGCGCTGGTCGCCTCCCTGGTTGGCCTCGGATGCGGTATCTATTCCGGCGCGCTCACGCCTGTCCAGGCTGCCCCGCTGGCCGTTGCCGCCCTGGCCGCTTACAGCATCGGCACCGGTATTGAGGACAGCGCACCGCCCACTCCGCCCGCCGCGCCTGCAGCGTAGCTTGTAAACATATCCGGAAAGTTTGTAAACATAAACTCCCTCACATGAGGGAGTTTTTCATTGTGTCAGCGCCACCGATATGATCCGGGGGATATGTCAGATAATAATCGTAATTATGACATTCGTGCTTACTTAGTTACACTTTGCAGCACCAATGTAAACAAAAGCGCCGCCTCGGATGTCCTGAAACGTCAGGGGCCGAGGCGGGCAGGCGCTAATATGCGCCGGGTGTGAGGGTCGGTCAAGTTTGATGTGCGACCGCCGATAAGCTATTATACACCTAAGCGCCGGCGATTTCCTTGTCTACTCGTTTTTTGAGCAACGCCACGAACTCGCGGGAAGTTTCGCTCCCTGTATATGGTCCGCTGGCTACTTCGCGTCCGCTAGGATCAAACAAAGAAAAGTAGAGTAGTTTGTCACCGCCCAACGACTGCTCCCGGTGCGCTTCGATCTCCCATCCTTTGTAAATTGTTTTCATCTTTACGATCCCGACTCTTGGGCGACAAAGTGGTACAGCGTACACGAGCGCCCATTGACGACGCCGCGCCGCTCCGTAATGGCTCCGGCGTTGACACCTGCCTTGACGGTACGGTTAGCGTTCGACCGCTGCGCCGGGACCAGGTCATTGACGCGCATGTAGTCGTCAAGTGTCCATTCGCCGGGTTTGCGCTCCTTCTCTTTTTCGACTGCGTAGTATAGGCGCATCTCTTCTTTTAGTGCATCCGTCAAATCATCTTCCGTAATCTCACTCATATCGTCACCAACTTTCTTTGCCCAGGCGCGGCGCGATACCGTGCCCGGCTGAAATCCACGAAGCCGCCCGGCATAACGACCAGGCCGCCAATATCGGAGCGCTTCCCCGAAGCTACTCGATAGCCGAACGCCGTGCGCAGTTGCCAGGATGGGGTGGTAATGGCGCGGGTGCCCATGACCTTCTCTCCCGAGTCGTCGACGATGTGGTTGTGCGCCGTAAAGACCAGGCGCGGGCAGGGGTCGCCTGTTTGCAGGGTGGTGAGCTGCGCCCGCACGGCTACGCCTGCGGCTGCCGACGTCCAGTCCTGCCCGCCCACTTTGCCGTGGTGGTAGGCCATGATAATCAGGCCGTCAATGTCAAGCAAAAGCTCCTGGTCGTACATCTTGAAGCCGACGCGGGAGACGACCTGCTTCTCGTTTGTATTGTTGGCTCCCCCGTGCGCTTCGGTGCCCATCACGCCGTAGATACCACCGTCGGACAAGTTAGCGACTGGCGTGAGTAGCTCCGCCGCCATGTCTATCTGGTCGTTGACGTTGTGCATTAGGTCGGACGCGTCGTGGTGGGTGCCCTCTATAATATCCCCCATGCAAATTGATACGATGCGGTGCTTACGGTGTTTCCCCCGCACCCCGGCACATTCCCGGACGTACTGCCAGTAATCGAGCCAGTTATCATAAATCCAGTTCTGCGCCTTGCTGGCCGTGTATTTGATCTCCTGTTCTGGCTTCTGGTAGATCGTCCATTCGGGCAGACTAAGCCCCGTTTGGCTGCCTATTTGCGGATCTCCCCAAACCGCCGTGATCGTCCCTGGTTTATCTAGCATATCACTCCTCTCTCAAACGATGCGGCGGCACCAGCTCCTCAGAGCCGATACCGCCATGCGTGGTGCTGCAATGCAGGATGTTGCCATATATGGTATATGATAGCATAAAACGGGGACGATTACAACGCAGCTCCCCCGGTCGCATTAGCCGGGGGAGCTTTCCAGAGAGAGGAGATGAAAGACAAAGATATTATATAACAGAGTGCCGCGATATGCAATAGGCTAGGGTATCCCGATTGCTTTAGCCAGTGCCGGGCCATACTCGGGGATGACGGCGCACAGCACCAGTAGGGCGGTTAGTAGGGCAACGGAAAGCTTGGGATGCGCGTCGATCCACATGACAATACTTTTCCCCTCGAGCTTCCCGATGCGCGCATCTTGCTCTTCTTGAGCCACGACAATCACGGAGAGCCGCTCCGAGTTGTCGGCAAGGAGCGCCAGAATAAGCCGGTTGACGACCGTCTGCGGCACCTTTTTGTCATGCTCCAGGATGGAGCGGACTTCGGTGAGCGTCTCATTATTTTGTGGTGTCGTAGCTGTCATGTGTGGCTCCTATGCGGGTATCAGTACCGTAGCGTGCTGTGTGACCGGCTCGGGCGTCGTGATTAGCGGGCGGACAAACGTTAGATCGTAGTCGTGCACCCACAGCCGCTCGCCAGGGTTAGCGATGGCGCAGGTCGTGACCGGGGCGCAATCGGGCTGGCCGTAGGTGTCATCGGAATACACCACCGTAAATAGTTGTAGGTAGTCGCGCTGGTACCAGGCGGGGGAGCGATGGTTATCGTATGCCTCGATGTAGCATTTCCCGCCGACGATCTCCGTCACCACCACGTAATCCCCGCCGAAGCCCAATTGCTCGATCTTGGGCCAGGGGCCATAGTTGACCCATCCCGACTGGAGCCGTATCAGGTAGCCGAACGCTTGCGCAGAATTGCTCTGCTTTATTAGCTGGACATACGGCGGGTCGAGCACCACGTGCCCGGAGCCGCCATTGTAGCGCACGGTCTCTGGTAGGCCCCGCACTTTCTGCTGGCTGTAGTTGCGCGCCAGGTAGGGGTACTGTCCGCCGCCGCGCTTCTGGCTGCATTCCTGATCGTGCAGGATGCGACAGATACCGACGCGGGGGTAGCGGACGGTATGAGCAAAGGCGGCTTTGTTTTTCGCGCTCTGAGATTTGGCGGATAGGCGGCTCATGCAGGCCTCCACGTTCCGGTAACTGTCTGGTCGGCGTGGAATGTTAGCGTTGTGCTAACCGTGACGCCATTGACCGTCAGCGTGGGCATAATCACGGGATCGGTAGTGATTGGCGGAACGGGAAGCAACCCGAAACGGGTATTGAACTGGTCAATCGTCCCGTCAAAGTATGACATGTCAACGCCCTTCGCCTCGAGCGGATTGATGCCGTACAACGAGGCGTCGGCGCGGTCGGTGAACTGCCACAGCACCCGAGTAAAGCCAGATGGAAGGGCGGGGGGCGTAACGAAGCCATAGGCGGCCTGCCAAATGGCGAATTGCTGGAACCACTTGTAGGACGCGGCTTGCAGGTACTTATTCGGCAGCATACGCGCCAGATATTCGGCGCGGCTGTAGATGATAATCTCTTTGCCGGGGAATGCTGCCTGGATAAGCGCGATGGCCTGATATGCCATGTTCCAGGTCACGCCCTCGACTTCCCAATCCACCACGAGCGGCATATTTCCAACAACAACCGTGGCCGCGTTGACGATGAACTTTTCCGTCTGCTGCTGTATGGTGCCCATGCCAGCGGACGGCGGGTACAAGGTCAGGAAGTCGCCCCACGGCAGCCCGGCCGCGCTTGCGTCCTGCTCGAACGTGGGCGCCGTGGCGTCGTTATATTTCCCGTTGGCGTCGCGGAAGTAGCATGCAACAATACCGGCGGCCTTCGCCTTCGCAAAGTCTACCTTTGTTTTCGGGTGCGTCGGATCCCACTCGCCGCGTGACAAGTCCATGATTAGGAGTGACATTCGTTCCACCTCTCTACAGAGTGCGAGCCTTCATCAGTGCCGCAAAAGCCTGCTGGGTGGGCGTTCCGCTGTAATACGCTTTCAGCGCCGGCAACAACCCCAGCGGGATCGCGTCGCTGACAAGGTATCCATAAGTCGCCCCGTCGCAGTGTTGCAGGGCTGGGTCGTTGCCAATCTCGGTCTCATACTGCGTGAGATCAATGCCGCCCGCGACAATAGTTTCATTGATTGCGACCAGATCGTCTAGTGCGCCCGCGATAGCGTTACATGCCCGCTGAATAGCGCGAGCGCCAGCCAAAGCCTGTACGGTTTTATTGATAGTCATTGTGACCTCCTAAACGGTCGGTACTTGAATGGCGAATGAGAAATTTTCTGAATTTGTTGCTAATGCAGTTCCTGCGTAGTTGTGTAAATACAACAGATCGTTCGAGCCATGAGACCTGCACACGCCTAGCACGTTTGTATTGATGTTGATCGCCACTCCCGGTTGGTACGTCGCAATTGGCGGCAATTGACCAGCGGTAAACGTAGCAATGAAAACGCCTGTTCCGCCGCTTATTGCGTTACACGCCCAAATTCCACTACGAACAATAACTAATGGCCCCGCCATGCGGAACTGGACGGTTCCGCCTGCCGGCGCGTTCGTAAACGCCGTGCCGCTCGTTGTCCACGTTGGATTTGTTACGGATAGCCAGTCAGGGAAGCCGACCGGGTTTGTAATATTGCTGTACGCCGGAGCCGTAATGGCGGCATTGGCAACGGAGTAGTTCGACCCGCCGCGAACGGTCAAGAGCGTGTCTGCTACCGCTACGACGTAAAAATACTTTACGGTGGTTTGTGTAATTTGTATCCGCTGGCCAACGGTATAGATTGATGCCGCTCCAGATGGGACGTTTATTGTTGTAGGGCTGGCGTATGTCCACGTTGACAATACTCTGGTCCAACCACTCGTGGCGGCCATTGGGAAGGCAAAATAGCCAGTGATATTTGATATAAACATCCGACACTCGCCCGGGACAAGTATCGCCAGGGGGGTGCCAGCATAGTCGTTTACCTGAAGCGTCCACGCCCCGGACGTTGTATTGTTGTAAATATAAAACGGGTGATTTGCGGCCGACGGATACGGCAGCGTTACGATTCGATTGGCTCCGTTGCAGTTGAACATTTCTGCCGAGAAATCGTTATCGTCGAGTGCCCTAGTCGCGCTCAACGTCTCTACGTTTACCATTGCGGCTAGGAGAGCAGATGTTAGCACGCGATTGTACTGACCCGCGAGAACAGTGTCGACGCCATCGGTTACCATATAGTTACTGTAGCTTGTGGGCATGGTTTCACCCTCCCACGCTGGCGACGATTGTTGTAAAGCACAGCGCAAAAATAATCAGCAGCGTCGCAAATACGGCAGTTTGAATAATTTTTTCTATCATCTTACTCTCTCCACTTCTAGCCAGGTGTCGGTGGAATTTATTGTAACACCACTGTTAACATTTGAGCGGCTGGTTGACAGGTATATATATTGTGTTGCGGTAAGGTCTTTTGTCTTACACGGCACACCGATGTACAGAGTGGTGCCGGTGATAAACCCCAGCACATTACAGGTGCCTAGTAGGTCGCCGTCGCTGCACCAAACATTTACGGTAATGCTATCTATGTTTGTGCCGCTGGCGTTTGTTATTTTCATCTGCGCCTTAGATTGATAGCGGCCCGACGATACCGGAGTAATGCGCACCGGCGTAACTGTGTTGCTGTGCCAGGTGCCGTCATCCATGTCCTCGCCGTCAAGTTGCAGGGCAGTTTCGGCGATCAGCGTACTATTGAAATCAGTAGCCCGTTTTGCGCGTGTGGTCTCGTTCTGCGTAAAGATTGCCGCGCCTGTTCCGGCTGCGTCATTGTGGGGTATGCCGTAAGGCACACCGGCGACGCGGCCCAGGTTGTTGCCGTTTACAGCATAAAACCAATCTCCCGCTGCTTGGCTTGTGACCAGCGGCTGCCCGCTACCGGACGCTAGAGACGCCAGCGGGACCCACGCGGGTAAACCCCCGCTACAAATTAGCACGTAGCCGGCTGCTCCGATTGCCAAGCGCGCTAAATTTGCCGCAGTCGCTGCGTAGAATATATCTCCGGTCGTCTGGCCCGTTACTAGAGCCTGCCCGCTGCCAGATAACAGCGTCGCCACAGAGACCCACGCAGGCGCCGTCCCGTTGCTTATCAACACGTAGCCGGCCGCCCCTAGTCCTAGCCTGGACGCCGTTGTGGAAGACGTAGCGTATACAAGATCGCCAGCGGTCGTAAATACCCATATTGCCGCGAAATTGTCGCGGGTGTACGTGTTGTACTGCGCCGCTGTATAAGTTGCGCCGGTTGCGGCGGTAAAGCCTGAGCTGTATGCCATTATTTACCGGCCTTTCTAGATATCTTCACAATCATCGGCTTGGGCGCTTTGCCCTTCGAAACGGCGCGCTTCCAACTGTCTATTGGGGAGTTCTGATTGCGCACGTCCTCCACGGTCTCGCCCGGCGTCCAATCGCGCCCTAGCAGTTTGTGCTCGATCGATTTGCCGTCAGAGAGAGCCACAACAATCATCGGTCTCGCCATCCCGGCGCGCTCCAGGTCGGTCATTCCGGCTTGATCGTCGACGGGACGCTCGAGCAGCATCCGTTCAATCTCTGCGCGCTCTTCTGGCAACGGGAATACCACGGGGCGAGGCCTGCCCGCGTTCGCCCGGTTCAGGCAGTTGAAGCAAAAGAAGATCGGCTCGCTCGGATCAACGAACTGAGCGCCATTGCATGAGCAGTCAGCAATCCATTGCCCCTGCCAAATGCGCGCATACACGGGATCTCCAGAGGGACTGTCTATGTCCGTGATTTGGATGGCAGTATTCTTTTCGCGGTGGAATTTATCGCGCATGTGTAGGATGCGCCCGCGCACCGTGCCGTCTGCTCCCTCCGCGATTGAATAATGTTTAGCCGTGACGATATAGTCGACGCTTTTCATAGTTAGTATCCAAATACCGTGAGTGTATCGAACGTGGACGCCGTATCCCACAGCCAGAACGCATTGGGAGAGATATACGGCTCGAGGTAGAAAGTAGTGGTCACTTTCTGGCAATTTTCCAGTGTTGTATCGCTGCTGTGTTCAATACCGGCGACACGGAACGATATACCGTTCACGCCAATTGTCGGAAACGACGCAGAGACAATATCGAATAAGTCGGGCGCGTACTGTAGCGCGGGACGAGACTCGATCTGCACGACGGGGAACGGATGATTCAGTGCCAGGAACGGCCCAAGTACCTGGCTAAAGCTCAAGCCTACGTTGATGTCTTGCTGCGCCAATAGGTCGAGCACAAATTGCCGGGGCTGCGGGACCGTGGACATGTCCGTGGGGTACGTGACGTCTGATACGTTTGACTCATAGATTGCGGAGCCGCGCACCCTGAGACTAGTGAGATACACCAGCGAGGCGTCGTTATTCGTGATGGTGATCTTGCCGGTATCTCCAAAATCCGTGTACACAACGGAGCAGTTGGCCGTCTTGTCCGTGCCGCTGCCATTGGCGAGGGAGTTGGCCGTATAGTCCGTAGTAGCGACGGGCGTTATTACGCTAATCGCCGGGCATGGCGTGTTGTTATAGGTGTAGCCGACTAGCAAGGTCAGCGACTGCGCCGCGCCAGGTAAGATTGACGGAGTAGCCCCGTTTAGTTGGTAAATTGTCCCTGATGCCGCTGCTTTGCGCGGGTGCGTTTTGATGCGGGTAACGTTGAAGCGATTTGTCCACGGCTGGGGGTTGCCAATGTTTTTGAGTGACGTTCCCTCGTCATAATTCTGAACAGTCGCGCTGATGGTCGTGCGGTTCTGCAGCCGCGCCTTGCCCGTATTGTCAATGTAGAAATGGCTCAGGTAAGCATTGGCTAAGTTTTCCAATTCCGCGCCCGCAAAATTACCACCCAGCGCCCAATAGTACGGGATCACGTCGGCGAACGAGTCAAGGCTGCTGCCCCACCGTGTAGGCCATTTCGCGCTACTGAGCACCAACGCCGCCGCCGCATCAACGGTCGGAGTGGTTTGAACCGCCACCGAAGCGGGAATTGTGCGCAGATAGCGCCAGCCGTCCTCGATTTTGAGCGTCACGCAGGGCTTGCTAGTGCCATACCCGCTCGGGATGATGTCTACGAGCGTTCCAAAAAACACTGAGTACTTTGTATTCGTGCTCATGTCGAGAATGCGAAAGCGCACGTCATGACCAGGCGAGACGTTGGGATACAACGGGCTGGCCGCGTTCCATCCGTCGTACCGTCCGTCACTGTTGTCCATCACGATGGTTAGCGACCCGGTTTGGATGGACTCAAAACCTCCGCCGGTGGACAGCAGCATGTTGCGCCGACCTCGGAACATGGACCAGCTAATCATGCGGTTAGCCTCGCTGTCTCCAGTGAATGAGCCATAATCATGCCAGTCGATCTCGAGACCGTAGCCGACATTCGGAACGGGCGTAGACGCGCCCCACAGGCGATCACCGTGATCTCCGGACCATAAGCCTATGCCCCATCGGTTATCGGTCATCGCGACCTCGTTGGTACCAGGCCGTCAGCCTGGAGTTGCCGAATAGCCGCGTAGACAAATTTCTTTATTTCGTCGCTGCTCTGCATTGACACGGCGGGGGCGTAGGTCAGATTTACCACGATTCCGGCGCTTCCCCCGGCCCCTTCGTTTGCCGATGACGCCCCACCGCCCAGCCGCGTGACACCGTTTGGCAAGATGGTGCCGCTCGTAGACGGGATAAACGTCTCCGGTCCCTGCTCGCCTACGGTATACACCGCGCCAGCCTCAACGGGGCCGCCCGAGGCGCGGGCGTCCGTGTTTGTGCCATAAGCGGGCGGCGGGTTGCCTGTGCTGCTGTAGTGCGTTGTAACGTTGATGTCCACAGCCTTTGGCGTGGGGATGGCATTGATTTCAGACGCCAGTTTGTCCGCCGCGTCAATGGCTTTGTTGGCCTCTTCTACCGTCTTTGCGGAGTAGACGCCCCAGGCCTCGCCCTGTTTCAGGAGGCCCTTCATCTCGTTATCGGTTAGCCCGTCCTGCGCAAGTTTCTGCTGGAGCATATCCAAGATGCGCTTTTTACTGTCGAGTTCGCGCTGGGCAGCCAGGTCTTGGTCTGCCTTATTGAGGTCCGCGATCTTTGCAAGTTCACCCTTCACTTGATCGCTGTATTCGCTATACCCCTGCTGGCGCAGGTCGTAAAGAGCGTCAACCGCCTCTTTGCGCTTGTCGGCGTTGGCGTTTGTCTTTTGGGTGTAGGTATCGTCTGCCGCCTGGATGCTCTTGATCGTGCTCAGCTCCGCCACATTGGCGTCGCTCATTTCTTTCGCGGCGTCCGTTGCGGCCTTCTCTGCGTCCGCTGCACTCATGGCAGATGCGCCTAGTTTGTCCGTGGCACTGGACAGGTTAGCGGTTTTAGCTGCCGTCTCATTGGCAACGTCGCCATACCCCTTTACAAAATCAAACAGGGTATGAAATGGCACTCCCAAGCCGAAGATGTGATCGCGCAGACCATCCGTATTGTTTATCAGGCGATCGGTGAACGTCACCCAGGCGGTCATAGCCGGGATGGCGTCATTGCCTATAGTGATGGATAGTCCCTGCCATGTGTCATTCAGTTCTTTTTGTGCAAGCCGTAATTCTTCCGCCTTTTCAAGCTGTGCATCACTCAGGATCAAGTTCTGATTTACCGCGTCCGCCTGCGCCTGCAATGCCGCTGGCCCCTGCTCAAGAACCTGCTCCCACTCCAAACCGGCCTTGCCTAAGTTCTTCAACACAAAGGCGTTTTGCTCTTGCTTGTCCGTGATGTTGAGATATTCGCCGGAGAGCCGTTTCAGCGTTTCAATGCTGGGCTCCATGCCCTGCCTTGTGAGCGTTTTTGTGGCCGTCTGCACGTCGTCGGCGGATACCTGCCAGTTCTTGAGCACAGAGACAAAGCGGCTAGCGGCCTCGGCGCTCGTTCCGCCTAAGCGCGCCTGCTGCTCGATAACGTCGTCATACTCCATCGCCTTGCCAATGGTCTGCTCATAGGCCTGGCGCATCATCTCCAGGGCTTTCTTGCTGACCTCTAACCCTTGATTGAGGCTCTCCACCGACAGGCCGGTACTCTCTGATGCGCCGCCCAAGCCGTGAGTAGCGGCTTGGGCCTTGTCCATCCCCTCGCTAAATGCGCCCGAGTCGGACCCTACCTGCTTTAGTTTGTCATCAAACGCCGTATAGCTGCTATTGACTTGCGCCATAGCAGCAGACGATTGATCTATTGTGCGGATTGCGACATTTACATCAGTCATTGTGAGCCAGTGTCATTGCTTCTACGTAGAGTTTCCACGCGGCTTGATTGCGTGAAATCCATTCTATTTCATCCTGCTTGCGTAGCGGGTCAGTCATAATGGCGGCAAGGCGGTCTATGTACGCAAACTGGTTTATCTCTTTGTAGGATAAAGTTTTGCGTCCAAGTACCGCCTCGATGCCGTGCTTGCGTATGCTGATGGATATAAATAGTTCGTCTGGTAGATGGTTATTGGCCGGGTCGCTGTAGTAGCGGAAGATCCCGGCCTTTAGGCGTTTGGGACTTCGACCCGCTCGGTCATTACCAGTTTCGTAATCTCCAGAACGATCAGGGAGATAAGTTGATCGGCGCGAGGGGCCGGAGTAAAGCGGAAGGTCTCCAGCGTCGGGTGCTCTGGCTGCTGCTCAATGACCATCCGTTCGATGATTGTAAACGCCACGGGCATTACCGCTGCGTCGACTTCCCATCGCTTCATATCCGGCGTCTGCTCAACCTGGCGCGTGGCTCTTGCCCATGCCAGAACTTGCGGCAGAGTGAGATAGTCGGGCAGGTCGAACGTGCCCGTAAATCCTTTGATGTCGGATGTAATAGTCTTGCTCATGTCAGACTCGTTAGTTGGTTGACGATCAGGAGTTGCCCGGCGCTGGCTGCGGTCGTGTCGTAAGCCAGTTTGATGTCAGCAGCGATGGTGTCCATGTTGTTATCGTCGGCAGGCGGTGCGAACTTGGTGTAGAAGCCGACGAAATCCAAGATCATGGTGAAGTAGGTGTACGTGGTCCCGGCGGAGGTCAACAAAGCGCCCTGGTTCATGATGCGGAATAGGCGTGGCGTGTTGCTGCGGAAATAGGCATACTCTGCGGCGGCGGTGGCTTCGTGTACCATCGTGAGTTTGGCTGTGCCGCTGGGCTTCGAGAAGCGCCCAAAGCTGAAATCGAGCCGGCCATCCCCAGCGGGCTGACCCTGCCAGCCACTGGTGTAGTTATGCTCGAATGACAGGAAGGTGCCGGTTTTCTGTGTGCCGCCGAACGCGCCAGCCACTGGGTCAATGTAGAGCTTGGACTGATTGAACAGGATCGTGTTGACGGCGGGAACGGAAACGCCGGTATAGGTCTGCGCCAGCGTGAACGCTGACCCGGCCGCTTCCGTGGCTGTCGTTTCAGTCACGGTCAACTGCCCGGCGGTGGAGACGGTGACGGTGAACGTGGCGTTGTTGTTGGCCGTTCCAGTAGCGATGAGTTTTGAGCCAGCCGGGTATATCAACAGACCGCTAGCGCTGTCTGTGATGTGGTGCGCATTGTCAAAGGCGATGGTCGACGCGGTGTATTTGTTCGGAGCAACGGTGCGGCCCTGGAACGACGCGCCCATCATCACAGCGCTGTCATACTTGCCAGAAATCTTCCACGACTTGAGGAAGTTGTAGGCGTTGAACCACGTTTCCAGATCGTCGCCGGTCTCGAACGAATAGGTGTTGATCGCGTTGGCCGTGGTGCGCGTGGTGGGGAACGGGTAGGTGTAAATCTTCCCGGTTCCACCGCCATCGGCCGCGCCAGTTGCCAGCGCCTTGACGCCCATCTCTGCAAGGTAGGGCAACTGCTCGAACGTGGCGGGCGCGTCTGGCAAGGTCAGCGTGCTCCCGCGCATCGGGGTATAGTTGCGCGTGGTGTCCCAATAGATGCCGACGTTCTCGGACGGGCTGGAGATGACCGAATCGTCCTGCATACTGTGATCGCTGCGCATCATTGCGGTAGCAATCACGCCAGTTCCGGGTGTCGCCTCTTTGCCGAATTGCCAACGGCGCAGGGGCTTCAAGCCAATATTGGTGGACGAAAGACCGGTCATGCTTCACCTTCCTTGTGCTCTTCTGCTGTCTCTTCTACGAGTTTGGCGGGCTTCAATTTCTTTGGCGCTGCAATGGTGTCGGTTACGGGGTACTGCGGCAGCTCGTACAGGCCGGTAGCAATCAGCCTGTCAACGCCTGCGGTTTTTGCTTCCAGTTCCGTGAGATCACGGGCGGGGACATCGTGCAAGGCGCTCCCGTCCCCGATGTATTGTAGATACGGTTTGTCTGTCATGTGTGGTGCTCCTTAGGTCGGGTATTCGCCGCCGGTCAATGCAATGCGCTGGGTAACGGTCACGCGCAGGGGTTGAAACATAAATACGATGCCAGATTTATCGCGCTTTACGAGGTATGGCGCAGCGTCTGATTTGACAGTGGTCTTGATAACGCCGATGTCCTCAGATGCGTGATTGGTGGGCAGCAGTCGCGGGTGAACGTCGATCAGCGCCAGCAGGTCATCGCGGAAAGTTCCGAACGCGGCCCAGTCGGTCGCGGCGTCGTTGACGCCAAAGCGCTGGAAGATGTCGAGCGGGATGTCCCAATCGCGCATCTGTTCACGCGCTATCGGGTTAGTAGGCGCAAACTGCCCGACTGTCATAATCGCCGCGTTGCTGACGCCCATGTCGACCGCTGAATAGTTGCCCGTGTTGACCTGAGAAGATGACGGAAAGTAGGCCGTCAATTGCTGGAGCAATGTCGTCAGGTTGGCCCTGCACTGTGCCTCACTCATAGGACCTCGAGCCCGCTGCCTAGGCCATAGAGCCGTAATTCCGCAATCACATCGTCTGACAAATGCGCCTCGATCTCTTCGATAACAATGTCGTTCAGCAAAGGCCAGCGCCCCTCGTGGATGCTGCTTTGACCTTTGCCGTTTATGTCGCCATATACGTGGCTCGCAGCGTCGTCTGCGTTGTACAGGCTATATCCATTGTCAAGGCGCACCAGCTGCCAATCGCGCATAGTCTGCCCGGTGCGCTGGGTCGGGATGCCGCCGCTAAAGCCGTCCGATGCAAAGAAGGCCTTGCGCTGGCGTTCACTGTCCCATTTTACAGGGTGTTCGCTGGGTGAGCCGCTCGTATTGTGCAAGCGCGTCAATGCGCGCTGTGCTGCGCGAAAGATGCCCAGGCGGCCCACCTGCGGAATATCGCGGGCCAGGTTTTGTAAACCCTGCCTGACCACTTCCGCGTTATCTTCAACAACGATCAGTACGCCGTCTGCCATTCGTTATCCGTTCGGGTTGCTTGGAACGTCGGGCCATTGCGCGGTATTCTGCTGAGTTTCCCAATCTTGAAACGAGTTACCAAAGCCGTCGCGCTGGAAGATGGGGAATACAGACTGCCCATTTGGGCCAGATCCACGGAAGCCAATTTGAGTCTCATTCGCCACGACGTTGCGAGATGCGCCCAACTGCTCAAGGCCGCCCGCGTACATTTTCGCCCAGTCGTAGATATTTTTCTGGACTGCGACCCACGGAGACACACCCGATTGCAGCGCCTTGTCGGTGAAGAACCGCCCGGCGCTGTTGGCGGCCTGCGCCAGATCGCCTGCGAGTTGCTCGACCACGCTGACCAAGATATTCTTTGCGCGTGTGTTCGTAATTGGCGTAACAAAACCATACGCACCAAGCGCGGCGTTGACGGTCTCGCTCAGTTGGTCAATCCAGTTGACAACCGTCTGGTCACTCGGGTTGGTGGTGGCCGAAAACGCGCCCGAGGTCGTATACACGCGGGCGTATGCAGCCACACCAGAGAGAGAGCCATACGAATTGGTGCCAGGGGTCGGGGTAGGCATGGTTTACTCGTAGAGCAGCCAGACATCAACGGTATTGGCGGCGTTACCCTGCGCAAGCGCAATGGTGATGCCGTCGAACACGGGAATTGGGGCGGTTTGTAGGCGCGTGCCGTCGAAAGTAAGCGCGGCAGCGGCGGCGTCAACTACACCTTTGCGGACGAGAAACAGCCCATTGGTATTTCCGTCTGTGATAACCAACAAGTTGTAGGACGGGATGCCGCTGCCCAGGGTCTTGATGGTCAAGTCGGCGGTAGCGGGTGGGTTGGCGCCGTTGTAGCGCACGTAGATACCGCGTACCTCGCCATTGATCGTCACGGTGTAATCCGTGCTGACTAGGGCCGAACCATTAGCGCCAACGGGCGTACCGGAATTGTACGGGCCGGACATTTTGATTGACATAGTTCACCTTGAAAAAAGCGGGATAGCCGTTTCTGGCTACCCCGCTTTATCTCGTTACGAGGTCGGCTGAGTGGCGATGTACATGCCGGCGTTTGGAGCCGCGCCTGCACCATAGATGCGCGTGACGGTATCGGCAACGGTCAAGCCGGTACCCACGAAGATGCACTGTCCGCGCAAAATCACAAACACGGTGTTGGTGACTGCGGTCATGTCAAACGCGTTGGTGATGCCCGTGGCCCAGTTGGCCGAATAATTGATGAACGAGCAATCCTCGAAGATGATCTCCCGCAGGTCCACGGTGCTGTCGATCTGCACCAGGAACTTGCCAGCGGTAACGGAATTGGAGAGCAGTTGGCACTTGCGGAACATGTTGCGCGGGCCGCTCACGATCAGCTCGTGGTTGGCTGCGCTGCGCACAACTGTATCCAACCCTATGACACATTCGGTAAAGCAGTTTTCCTGCCCGCTGACTTTCAGCGAGTAGGAGCCGGCGCGAGTCTGCGGACCACTTGCGGTGGCGTCTCCCATGCCAGCGAATAAGCAATTCACGAAGTGGTTGCGGTCGCCAGAGACCAGGGTGCACGCACCGTCAGCAGCGGTATTCTTGCCGTCGAAAAACTGCATGTTTGCAATGAGGCATCCCGAGCCAGAGAACGTGATGAGCGTCGCCAAGCTGTTGGCTGCGGTGTTGACGACGCGGCAGCGCTGGCCGATGCCGGGCAGGCTGTTGCTAACGCCGATCAGGTGGCAGTAGCTGTTCGACCAGGTGAACGCCACGGAAGGATTGTACGCCGTTGCGCCGCCGATGAAGTACACGATGTCATTGTAGCCATCGCGGGTGAGCAAGTAAGCAGCCTTGAGGGTTGCTTTTGCTTTGGCAGGGGTCAGCCCGTCGTAGGTATCGCTACCGTTCGTCGGGTCGCAGAAATACACCTTGCCTGCGGCATAACCAAGCAGATTACCACTGACTGGCACGCCGCCGTATTGCAAGAGAGCATCCGAAACAGTGGTCATGTGATAATCTCCTAGTTGCCCTTGATGATAAGGGGCCAAGCGCCGGGGAAGACGTTATAGCGGGCGTAGAACTTGAACTTGTACGTGCCGCCGTCGGGGCCTTCGGGATCAAACCAGGCGCTTTGCAGGTTGGGCATTTCGCGCAGGACGAACAAAACTGGCTTGACACTGCGGCTCTCGTCCACGACGTACCAACCACCCGAGGTGATGTAAGGGCTGGTGATGTAGTCCACCTTGCCCTGGTACGGGTTGACGGTGCGGTCAGCGGAGAAGCCAACCCACGGGTTGGACTTGATCTGTGCGGCATTGCGTTCGTCGTCGGGGTTGACGATCAGCAGGTTGTGCGTGAAGTTCCACGGCACGTTCTGATCGTT